TCTATCTAAGATTACTTCCCAGCAAGGAATAGCTCTTATAGTAACCTTATCTAACATTTCATCAGATTCTATTGGAGATAATTTTAAAGCTGCAAAATCATAGATTAGAGCCAATCTAGAAGCTATCTCTAACTGCTCACGCTGATTATATAAAAATCTATTTGCAGCAGCTTGTGCTAGTTTTGGATCACCACCAGTTGCAGCAAGATCAGAGCCGATAACAACAGAAGGTGTTTTAGAAAAAAGAGAAGAAATATATGATTCTACATAACCATAACAGTCAGCAGTCTCAATTCTAATCATGGTATTGTCATATTCTTCAGACTTCCAAAACTTGCTTTCATAAGCTTCTTTATATCTTTTTAAAGATCCGCTTTTTTCTTTCCAATAGTTTTTATGATCTGAATGAATAATTTGTATAAATTTCTGTACGTCATCATTTGATCTAGGCATAGTGTATTCCTTATAATATGAGATAGTGTCAAGTGATTCCTAATATCTTCTTTTTGCAGCAATATTTATTCCGCTAGTTTGTCTAACGTTCTCTATTCTTCTGTCTACAATCCAGTTAGGTAAATATGGTTTAGATTTTAATGTTTGAGATTTTAAACAAATATAAGATAAAGCACAAGCAATTGCAGAATCTCCGTGAGAATCCATATTTGTTGGTATTTCTATCTTACCAGTAGCAGTTACAGTCAGTGCTCTTAGTTCTGAATATGTTATCATATCTAATGTTCTTATGTGACCAGAAGTAATAAAAGATTTTAAATTTTCAAACATTTCACCTTTAGACTTAGATGTAGTTAACCAGTCTTTTTCATCTCTGGTCCATAAAGAATAATATCCTAAATGTTTTAATTCATTTATTACAACAGAACCAAATGAATTAGATTCAACTAGAACCAAAGCTTTATTATATAATGTAGCTAATTCTTGTATTTTATAAGCTAAAGCAACAGGCACTATAGAATTAGATCTAAAAATAGCTACGCATGAATGTGTCTTCTTAGATGTAACATAAACTACCGAATAGTCTCGACCTACACCAGCAGCAACGTCAACACCTATAGCATAAACATCATCTTTTTCTGGATTAGAAAATATTATTGATTCGTCTGCTTCTACAGGCAATATAGATAGCTGAGAAAAGTCTTCTTTTTTAAAGTATGTAGAACCTGCTTGAGAATAAGCATCATCTAAATCTGCAGGAAATTCTCTGCGAAATTTGTCTTTTCCAATTTTAGATATTTTGTCTCTACGCCAAAGTATTTGCTCATTAGTTAAGGCATAGTCAGCTACCAGTGCAGCTTCTTCGTCACTTAACTCTAGCTCTTCTTTTGCTGGTAGTACATATTCTTTATGAGAAAACCAAGGAAAAAATAAACTTTTCCAAGAAGCTTCTCCTCTCATGGCTTTAGTCCATTCTAGATGAAGAGCATCTCCAAAGAAATTTGCTGTAGATTCTATGACTAACTGGCCATTGTTTAGAGCAGCCAATGCTGTAGCTTTTAGTTCTTCTGGAGCAGGAGCAAATGCATATTCAGATATATGTAAATATGAACATGTAAAAGAACGAATACCGCCTTCAGCACCTGCAGAAACTGCAACTATTTTTGCTCCAGAGTCTTTAAAGCTTAAACAAGTTGTGTTATTTATATCTAATGGCCTTTGTAGAAATTTAGGTAAATTTTCATAAAAGATCTTATGCATCTGAAGAAGATGCTTTGAACTTGCTAATTTGTGAGATAATATAGCAAAGGTTGTAGGCGTTTTAGAAACATAAGTTTTCCAAAAAAAATAAGCTCCAACAATTGTAGAAGAGCCTATCTGTCTTCCCTTTAATATCAAAGTGTTTTCGCCTGCTTCTAAAGCTTTAATAATTTCGACCTGTTCATCATTTGGCTTTAGGCTAACTAGCTTTCCACTTTTATCTATAATTTTTAAACGTTTTATAAATTCAACTGGATTAGATAAAACGTTTCCTAGGCTTAGTTTTGTATGTGACACAGGATCAATGCTCCATTTCGTCATTAGATAGATAATTTTCCAACAAATACATATTATCTAGAATTCCTGCTGATTCTGGTTCCTTAATGCTAGCAGAATAAAGTTTTACTAATTTGTTGACTTCTTCGAGCTTTGCCTTGCCTAAAAGGTACTGATTTATTGTGTAGATCAATGAATGTCTGATTCCTTCGCATCCATCGGTCTTTCGGGCCCATTTCTTAAGTTTATTTAGATAATTTATTGGTCTTGGCATTTAATTTTCCCCCGTACAAAAAAGGTACGTTTAGGTACATGTCTAAAAATAGGAGGAAAAGTAAAGCAAAATTATAACTTTTTCTTTAAAAAAGCTAAACTTTTCTTTAATTCTTGGTGCATGTATTGTTTTGTAACGTTACGTTCTTTGCCCATTTGCTCAAGAGTAGATCCCTCATAGTAGTAGGAATATAATATAGAAGAATATCTTTTTGGTAGGCTATGTATTAAGCTATACATATCTGGTTTAGAATTATCATCTAAAGAACCATCAAGAAATCCTATCATTTTATCTTCCTCGTTTTCAGTTTTGTAGTTATCAATTAACCATTCGTCGGAACCAATATAAGTATATCTCCAAGCGTCTTTATTATTCATTTTTTCCTTTAATTATTTTGATAGTTTAATTTTCGAAACCTTGACAAAACCGTTAGGGTTGAGAGCCGTTGGCTTTACACCGAGATGCGGCGGCTTTCATATAATACCTAGGGCCATCAAACTAGAAAAGTAGTAGTCCTGGTTAAAAAAAAATAAAAATATTTTTTAAAAAAGGTGTAAAAAATGGTGGTTTTCTACTACTTTGTGCATATATATATGGAGGCGAGGAGATATGATAAAAGAAGAGGTAATCAGAAGGGCTATGGAATCTGCAAACGGAATGATCTTTCGTTATTTATCTAGGTGGAATAAATTAGGAATAATCATGGTACATTTCGGTTGGGATGACAGAGACTTCTTGCAAGAATTTATGATGCATTTAATTTCTCACGATAAAACATCTACAAGAACCTGGAGAGAAAAATGGATGGCCGATGGAATTGATTGGAATGACATTGGCGTCCAGAAAAGCTTCAGGGCTTGGACAAAAGTAGAGATGAAATCTTTTGTTGGTAGACTTTATTACAGAGAGATATCTAGGCAAAAATATTCTGAAGATATAATTTGTGGTGATGACTTTGCTGAAGAAACCGATATGGAGATAGATATAATGACAAAACTTGAAAGAGCTTCTGCACTAACAAAAATATTATCTTGGGCTGATACAGAAGCAACTGCCAGAGAACGCTTTATCATCTATTATAACTTAGAAATGATAGAAGCTGTTTGGGATGATGGAAGAATTTCTAATTATCCAGAAGGTTCAGTATCCAAAAAAACCTTTTATTCACATAGAGATGCGTTAGCAAGAAAACTTAAACTAATTATAGGAGAGGTGTGATATGATAAAAAAAGCAATAGAAAATTATTCAGTAGATGAAATGGGCAATGTGTATTCTAGAACAGGAAGGATCCTAAAATGCAGCGTAAACAATACAGGATATAAACAAGTATTTGCTTATAAAAATAGCAAACTACAAAGAACCTATCTTGTTCACAGATTAGTTTGGATGGCATTTAATGGAGATATTCCTGCTGGTTTAGAAATAGACCATATTGATAGAGACAAGAAAAACAATTGTTTATCTAATTTACGTCTTGTAACACGTTCAGAAAATATGATGAATATAAAAACTAGAAAAGGATATTGTTTTCATAAACCAACCGGAAAATGGGTAGCTTATATTTACTTTAAAGGAAAGAGGATCCATCTCGGTTTACACAATACTGAAGAAGAAGCAGCCGCTGCTTATGCTGCCGCTAAAGAAAAATACCACATAATTAAAATAAGAGGATAAAATGAAAAATAATATTATAGACCAGATCAGTTCAGAAAGTATAGAAGCTATTTTAAAAGCCATGGAAGAGATGATAATGAGAGATGAAGAAAAAAGAGTTAAGTTGAGAAAAGCTTTGAATGAATTATTAGACGTTCCAATGGCCGCAGATGAGGTAGAATAAAATGAAAAAGCGCACTTTACCAAAACCACTAAAAGCTATAGAAATTGATGATGCAGTTAAGCAATGGTTGGAAGCTGGCAATAAGCCAGAGGTTGTAAAGCCTGGACCTGGACGTGGCAAGATTTATGGCTTAAAATATTCTCACCTACATTTCGATGTGCCAGAAGAAAAAGGTATAAAAAAATAGTACAATTAAGGAGCAGGCAATGGTGTCTGCAGATATTGTAAGATTCTATACCTCCTCCTCCCTAACTAAAAAGCCACTTACTTTCGTAAGTGGCTTTTTTTATTTTTCAAATTATTTTTTGATGTTTTAATATTGTAAGCATTTTGTCGTACCACTGTTCTTCTGTGCTATCTAACTTCATTCTGTTACACATAGTACAACAAGATCTTAAATTTTCTAGTTCATACCCAAGGCTACTGTCAATTCTATCCAATCCTATTGTAGATATTGCAGAGCCACAGTAATGACAATTTTTTTGCCAAAAAGTTTGAAATTCTTCCAAAGAAATGTTAAAAGGTATATTCCTTTTCTTAGCGCTACTTTTATATTCTATATATTTTGCTTTTAATGATTGACGTAAAGCTGCCACTTTTTCTTTATTTTCTTGACGATATTTTTTTTTATAGGCATCTATTTTTTCTTTGTTTTCTTTATAACGTTTTTTATTATAAGCTATTATTTTTTCTTTATTTTCTTCATAATATTTATTTACACAAGACATTTTTCACCATTTTTATTTAACAGACTTGTCGCCTACGCATCCCCATTTCTTCCTGCTTAAATTATTCGGGGTGTTAGGATCGTTCTGCTTTTCTTTTGGTAGTCTCTTCTTTATTCCTGCAGATCTAGCGCAATATGAATCTGCTCTCTTGCTACCTTTTGGTGCAATGCGATAACCCTTGGCCCCATAGGAAATAGTTTTCTTTCTTCCTGTCTCAGGATCTTCTACAACCTTTACTGATTTTTTACCGGGTGCTGGTTCTGCCATGATTTAGTCCAGTGCATCAATTGCTAGTTTTAGTGAAAATTTTCTTAAAGCTTTTAATAGCTCTTCCTTCTCTTCTTTGCTCCATCCATCCTTAGACATTTGAGCAATAAGTTGAATAAGTTTCATACCATCAAGAATAAGTTCTAAGCGTTCTTTTTTATCTAACGGCATTATAATTTTTCCTTAATATGTTTGACTTCGCCCAGGATATCTGAAACGTCGTCTTCTACTTTATCAAGCCTGCGAGACATCACATCTACGGCATCTACAAAGACCTTTCGGTTAGCTTTGCTGTCTTTAACTAAATCGTCAATGCTTTCTTTTTGCATTGGAAGAAGTTTATTTACTACAAAGTGATAGGTTCCAGCCATAACAATTAAACAAACAACGACTGCTCCGCCTGCTCCTGTAGCTGCTTGAAGTATTACTGTTAAGGTTGCAGGATCCATCGCTAACCTCTTGCCAAGATAGCGTCTAAGATTTCTTTTACAATTGGACGACAGTAGCTTACTGATGGTGATGTTGAAGAAGCAGGATCATAAACTGCTAGAAGGTCACTGATCTCCTGTTCAGTAAAAGTTACAGTGATCTCTTTACCTTCATGGTAAACGTCCTGATCATCAAATACACCAGCATCATAAATTGATATAATTTTCATGATAGTTTATCCACTTGATAAAATAGTTTAAAGTCTATCTGTCCGCCTGTAGTTGTGGCAGTGCCTAAAGAACCAAGAAGTAATACAGCAAATACTTGGCTATTATCAGCTACTGTCCAGCTATTTGCATCTAAACCGTTTGTAGGACCTTGTGAAGCTGCTGCATGTATGGTAGTTTGAGCAGAGATCTTTGTCTTTCCAGGTAGACCTCCAAATAGTGCATTACCATAAATTTTATTTCCGCCTGCCAAAGATGTAGTTCCTACTTGGTTTCTTCTCCAAGTACCACATAGAGGTGTGCCAACGCCTGACATTCCCCATGTGTTGCCCATACCGTCCATTGTATTAAGTACAGTGGATGAACCATTTTGAGCACAACCAAAAGCAAAGTGCCAGGTTCTTGCAGCACCTACAGCATAGTCTGTTACATTCATTGACCAGTTAAAAGTATCACCTGCTTGAACAATACTGCCATCTGGATATTGAAGAGGTATGTACCATCTTGCTCCGGTGAAGTTTCCAGTGGTGCCGAAGTTATAGTCAGCAGAAGATGGTGAGATACTATTGGTGGTTATAGAATGTAAACCACCTGTAACAGAATAACTTGAAATAAAATTATTTGGATCAGAGAAAGTCCATGTAGACAGGTCATCAACCTGTCTCCATGTGAAGCCTGCTGGTGGTGCAGTTCCTCCTCCTTTTGGAAATACTGGTGCGACTGGCATTTTAATAATCCTCCTGCTGCTTGAGAATATCACCAACAGCAATTACATCTGATAGGTTTTCTACTGGAAATAAATATCCATAATTATTGATAACGTTATAGCCTTGAAACATATAAGCTTCTTCTAATTCGCTTGCAATTGCTTCCCAGCTATGCTCATAAAATACTTGTGCTTCTCCATCTACAACATTTATCATGCGAACCTCCTTTCATATATAGTCATCTTACTTATCCTAAAAGGAACCTCACCTGACTGTATGCTGTAGCTGCTTCTCATTGCTCCTATGGCAAGCCATACGCTGTTATTACCAGCCCATGTACTATCTGGTGAAAGGGCAGAAGAAGTTGTGATAGTGCTGCCCCAAGGTCCAGAATTAAATGGAAGTGATCTAAGTGATGCTGTACCATTTGTAAATGTAATGCAAGAGCTTACGCCGCTGTAACTTACGCTTGCTCTGTTAGCATAATTATTATAAAAAGATCCAATAACTGCTTTGTTATTGAAATCATTCATCATCCAGTTGCCTGCGCCATTTAAATTACCACGACCAAATGGATAGAAACCAGTGTAAGGTAAGCCTCTAGTAAAAGGAGAAGAGGTGCTTCCATTGTGTGTAGCAGAAAATGATCCAAAGAACCTTGTAACAGTATTCGCATCCCAGTCATCTAGTCTGTTACCAAAACCAACATAAAACCTACATATTCTTGGCTTTTTTAAAAGAACACCGTTAGTAACTTCAGGCTCTATCTCATAGTGCAATTCATATTCGTGCTGCTGGAAATATGTATCAGCAGAAAGTGTTGCTGATATAGTGCGAAGATCTAGAGCAAAGAATGGTGTATGGTTTGCAGACCAGTAAGATGCTCCAAATTCTGATGTAATTAAATCTGGAGATACTTCCAAGAAGCCATTATTTATTCTGAAAATACCATTAGCTCCAAAACCATTAGCAGCTTTGAAGTGGTTAAATGTTGCTGTAGTTGCAGTAGTTTTGCCTGATGCTATATCCAAAACATAAGTACCTGCAGCCTTCATGTCTAAGTTAGACATGGTGCTGAAGTCAAATACAGCTAGAGGCTCACCATATGGATCTGCTGGTGCAGTAGGTGTAGTACTGCCTCCTGTTGGAAAACACTTGGCGATAGGCACGGGATTATTCCGACCAGGTTATGCAGCTATTTGCTAGTGTTACTGTTCCTGCATCTGTTTTTAAAAACAAATAAACATCATCGGTTCCGAAGAACTGCTTAATGGGCAATTTAAATTCATAAACTGCAACGCCTGTAGTAGCTGTAGTTAAACCTGTAGCTAAGGTTGCTTCTGTATCTGGTAGGAATGTAAAGTCTCCATTAGCATCACAACATAG